GCTCCTAATGCATATACTCGTTTTAATGGCTGCCACAACGTAACTAAGAAATCACAGAAGTTTTCAAAGACAGACGTGCCGAATGCCGAGTCTTTATCTAACTCTAAATCACCTATACCTGCTTTACTCCTAGAGGTCTGGGATTGCATGATAAGGAAAGTCTCAGTTTCTATAGCAAATCCTTTCATGGCCTTGGCGATACCTTTAAGTCCTTCTTCTACACCTAGTCTGTTATCATTACACAGTACGCCTATATGGTCAATAACTACGCAACCTACTTTTTTGCCTGTTCTTGCTTTGAACTCAAGGATATGTTGCTTTATGTCATATAGTGATAGATCTTTAAAGACTCCGGCGTCATCGTAGTTACTAAGAATATGGACTTTATTATGGAGATGAGTTCTCTCGCCGCACATTACCGCCCATCTATCGGCTATCTCTCTGTCTTGTTGCTCTAGTGGTATGAAGAAATGTTCTAGATCTGGGTTACTCTCAACGAAGCCTAAGAATATATTTAAAGCCATTGCTGTTTTACCAACACCTGATCCTGCTACAAGACCTAATACCTGGCCGATTCTAAAGCCCGCATCTGTATTGTCTATGTATGGCCAACAAGTAATTCTTTCATTCTTAAGTCCTTTACCGGCTCGCTGGAGTATATCCTTAACTGTATAATACGTAGGGGCTGCTTTCTCTGTGTCTGTGCTTTCTTCAAATGTCCAGATCTTATCTACGATATTCTTTGCGTAGCTAACTCTATGAACAGGTGCTCGTTGTAGAGCCTTTGCTGACTGGGCTAAGACTGCCATTGCCTCGGGCTTTGTAAATCCATTTGCGAACATTAAATGACCTAGACGGAAGTCATTTCTGCTTCTATCGTCTGTAGGTCCTGTCCATAAGTCTTTTACTTCTGAATTATTTTTTACTAGCTGGCCGAACTTCGCTGGGATTTTATCGTCGATTTCTACATCTTCTGCTAGCCCGTAGGTTTTATCATGATGTTGTTTACAGTAATCATCATCTTGTTTAGTTATAGTAGGTAGGATTTTATCGAACTCTTCTGCCGTATAAACTATATCTGTCTGTGATAGGATAATGCAAGGCGCCGGTGTTGCAGTTTTGTGATTAATACTTGGGGCATATCGCATAAGTTGGCATATCTTGCTTACGGCCTCATCTGTATCAAATAGTCTACACAGTCTGCGCTGAAATCTAAGATAGCTCATCGCATCGAGATTATCTATCTTCCAGTAGACATGGATGCCGTGTCCTGAATCGATTACTTTACTAGCTGGGATACAAGCCGATGACATAACCTCTAAGAACTCATCTTTATCCATATAAACCTTAGATTTTAGATCCATATCGATAAAGCAATATGAGAACTCGGTTATTTGGCTGCCGTCTACAGGCCTTGAAGCATCATAAACATTAGGAGGATTAGGCCAAGTATAAATATTATATCCTTGCTCATTGAGCTCCTTTATATCTGAGTTTGTGAATTGTCCTTCAAGGACTTTTTTGGTTATATGGCCTTCATCTAAGGCCCATTGTGGAGCTATACAACGGTAAATCATGCTAACTCCTTGTAAAAGTGCGGCGGCTAGTATTCAACATCGTTGATGAAAGAAGGGAGGGATTCTTTGCGACTAGCCGCCGCCCAAAACTATTTCTTAACTTGTTTCGACTTCAAAAGATCTTGGACTCGTTTCGCTTTGTCTGCTGAAGAGATCTGTACGGCTGCTGTAGCAATGCTTCCGCTGTTATCATCATAGCTTTCGTACTCTTCTTCGTTTTCTTCGCCTACATCGCCATCATAAGCGCCTGAATCAGAAAGTGTCATGTTGGCTGCCTCGTGATTGATATCTACCTCGATGGTATTGTCTTTGTCTTGGTAGACTTTAAATGTGCGCATCTCACCTTTCGGCGTGTTCTTCAAGCCTGCGAATTCAGCTTTAGTCATAGTGCCTAGAGCGACTGCGCTGAGTTTACGATCAAGGTCTGGTTTACCCCATACTCCTACAATGCCTTTGCTCGTTTGGAAGAAATGGAGTTTCGAAGGGCCGTACTTTCCGCCTTCAATCGTGCGGAAGCCTAGATAATAGCCTTCGACTTGCTTTGGGTCTGTTTTGCCTGTTTTCTTATTTAGCTTACCTAATGCGTAAGTGATTTCTGATTCCAGACTTTGTACTTCTACTAAACTCATTTTAGCTCCTTTGCTTTGAGTTGTTTTTTAATCTTCTTAATTTGTGATTCGTTAGTTTCAATTTGTTTGCCTAAAATACTGAGACATCTAACTGTCTCTATAAAACATTCTTGAATCCATTTTTCATCTTTCTTTGTCATATTACCTCAATTAATTCTCATTGTACGCCGTTCGAGTTCGAATTGCAAGTCCGCAATGCTGTAGGCTGCTATAATAAATTCATTCAGCGCTATGATTGTCTTGTCATCGAGTTTCTTGCCTTTAATTATGCAGGACTTTAGCTTTTCGGCGAGATCTGTGCCTCGGTTAAAGTATTCGACAAGTGCTTGCTCTGTTTTTGAGAATTCCATTATAGACCCCAGATTATGCGTTCGAGTTTAGTAATAGTATGGAGAATGCAGTGTTCTTTTACTGTCTCTACGGGGCCTAAATATCCATCTTTATTGGGAGTTAGAAGGGCCGCAATATATGGATATTTTCTATTATTCGAATAACTGGTTATAGTACCTATACAGCCAACATAAATTTCATGCGCCGGATCTTTAAATATAATTGTATCGCCTAGATTAAATTGATTCATTGCCAAGATATCTCGATTTCTATTACTTCTTTGCGCTTACATCTATCGCAGACTCGCTTCTGTACTAAAAGGTTTCTACCTGTCTTTAGTCTTAGTTCTAGATCTGACCATAGAGTCCATTTATGGAGTCCTAATATGCATAGCCAGCGCATCACCCCTCCTTCTTTTTGAATCTAGTTGGAACAAAGCGGCCTTTAACGCCGTCGAGTTTAATAAAAACATATTCTTCAAGGTGTGTGATTATAGCGACATCATACTCTCGGCCTTTTTTAATAGAAGTATGCGCAAATGAGTCGTTTATACAAATTACTTTATCGCCTGCTTTGATATCCATCGTTGATATACTTTACGTTGATATCGAGTCGAAGTCAAGTGTTTACTATTCCCTCGGTTGTAGGCTATGACGCCTTTCTTAACAGAATTATACCGAGAGATTTGATGTTTGAGATAGAGTCCGGCTATGAGTATATTGGTCTCTGGCTTCATGAGTTCTTTCTCAGTGCCTTGAAAGCCATATTCTTTAGCAGTAGATAGTTTTAGCTGACATATACCGATGCTATTAGAGCCGCCATCATCGAGATGGATAGCATTAACGTGGTGTTTGGACTCTGTGTAGCATAGTGCGCTAAGGAGTCCTGGGGGTAAGCTAAGACTAAGACTTATAGAAGTGAATAATGCTGTAATCATTCATAGATTATACCTTCATGCCAGGGATATAGTCAATGAAGTAAGGAACGCCATATTTCAAGACACCAAAGCCTACACTCGATCCTACTGGGTTTGCAGCGGCGTACTTCGCTGCCTTTGAGTCTACATCCATTATACAGCCCATTTCTGCTCCAAATATTGTTCCTTTAAGGACTGTAGTGTATGTTATTGAGACTTTATGTGTATGACCTTGGATCAATGACATGCCAAGTATTCTAGATTTCTGAGCGGCTGTTCCGCCTTGTTCATCGCCATGTACGAATATTACAGGTCCTCGTACGGTGTTTATGATGAGTTTCTTATTTTGTCCTATCCATTCCCAGCCTTTAAAACCGAATACATCATCTACATCTCTAAACATTTGTTTAGGAATTCCTGCTTCTACTGCCTTTCTAAGTACTCTTGTGTCATGGTTGCCTCTAAGGATAACCATCTTAGGGAACATCTTATGCATTCGTCTCAGTACTTTATCGGCTTCTTTGAATTCATCACTAGGGCTAAAGTCATCTGTGTCTTTAGGCCAATTACTCCATATCTTCTGATCTGTGAGGTCTCCTAAACATATCACTAAATCCGGTTTGTGCTTTAGTCTCCATTTATGTGCTTGTTTAAGTGCTTCCCAGCAAACCCAAGGTGCGTGTGCATCAGGAAGTATCAGAATCTTTTTATAGACTTTAGATTTCTTCATTCTATCTCCTGAAGTTTTTCTCTCAAATCATATTTAAGTAAGTAATTTAAAAGACGTTCCACTGATTCAATATTGTGGCGGCCAAGTTGAAAGCGATTACAACGAAAACATAATAAGCCTCGGATTCTACCAGACTTATGCGCGTGGTCAACTGCTAGTCTCTTTTTGAATGCTGATCCAGGTTTGCCGCAGATTCCGCAGAAGTCTCCATGTTTCTTGATGAGGTCTTCCCGCATCTTGTCTATCTGTTTGCGGCTGTAGAGTTTACTAAGTGAGGCCATAAATTATCATTTCTAATTTAGTTATGTTTATTGGTTCTATTTTAAAATTTCCTATATTAGCAAAGTATGTTTCATCATTATGTGAAGAGTCTGAACAATCAATTACTTTATACCTAAGTATATCTTCATCTCTGTCTAAAACGACTGCCTTATAATTTATGAGACCGATGTCATCATTAAAGGTCATTTTAATTAATCTGACTTCGTCCATTGGTTAATTCTACCTTATATTTAGTATCTATCATTGATTTCAGTGCCTCACTATGATCCACGAGATATACACTACCAGTTCTAAGTGCCAAAGTCTCTAACATTCTTACTGCTCTAGTCTTATTATTCTCGTCAAGTCCGTCTGTAGCCTCATCATAGAAGAGTTGGCTGAAGTCAAGTGCATGCCTAATAGCTACGGTTTTCATCACAGCGACTCCAAAGCAAAGTTTTAGCATCTGTCTTTGGCCTTTGCTTAGTTGTGTAAAGGCTGCTGTATTGCCGTCCTTTGTTATGCCTACATCGAGTTTATCTGCATCTGTAACTTCAAACGTAACTCTAATCTCGCCTTCGAAGTAGTCGCTAAGTAGGCTATTCGTTTCAGTTTCTAGGTTTTCGACTGTAGTCCCGACTAACTCTGCTCTAAAGCTATCTACTACATCTGAGAGAAGGTCTAGGTTTAGGAGATCGTCTTGAGTCTTTGTCTGTTCTTTTACATCATCTGCTTTCTTCATACTGAGTAGGGTATAGTCTTTGTCTAACTTAAGTAAATTCTTTGTGTGTGGATTTGTTTGAGACTTAATGTCTTGGATTTGAGTTTGATATACATTTTCTTCTTGCTTTACATAGCCTAGACGTTCTTTTAGCTGAAGTGCTGCTTCTAACCTAATCCTATCTACGTTTTCATTACTTGTGCCACATTCCTTACAGACTTTTGTCTTGGGCGTTTCTTTAATCTCTTTTGTTAATTCCGAAATTGAGAATTGTTCTACTTCATACGTAGCTATCTTAGACTTTAGTTCCTTAATCCTATGAGCTTTAGTCACTTCGAATATATCGGCTTTGGCTTGAAGTGCTGAGACTTTATTCAACATATCATGATCCCAAGAGTCATTTTGTTGTTTCGTAGTCTCAATCATATTG